CAAACCGAAGTGCTGAACTCGGCCACCGCCGCCAGCATCGACTTCTCCAACCTGATCCCCGACGCAAGCCTGAACGCCCAATCCGTGGCGCTTCAAGAGCTGATAGTCCGGGCATCAACCAAAGCCGACAACTACTGCCTCGGCGCCCTAGGCACCCTCTGTGCCACGGTGAATACCGAGAACGGCCGCTACCGAATCAACCGCCAAGGGCAATTCATCATCCAGCCCTACTACTGGCCAATCCTCGAGCTGCGCTCCTTTGAGTTCGGCTACGCACCCGGACAGGGCATGAACAACGTGCCACTGAACGACTCTAACACATCCATCGAGCGTGACCAGTTCATCATCACGAACCAGTACGGCCTGAGCCAAGCAACGTCGATCGGAGGACTGAACCTCGTCGGCGGAGCATGGGGAAACGGCCAAGAGCAGTTCTGCCAATGGGAGTACGTGAACGGCTTCGCCAATACGTTCTCAAGTGGCGCAGTCGCCGCAGGTGATACCAACATCACGGTCGACAGCATCATCGGCATCTACCCGGGATCCACCCTGACTATCTGGGATGGAGCCAAGGACGAGCAAATCGTCATCGCCTCGACGTGGGATAGCGCCACCTACACACTCCCACTGACCGCACCACTGAAGCACGCCCACACCACCGGCGTCAACGTGAGTGCAATCCCAGCGACCGTCAAGCAAGCGGTGATTCACTTCATCGTCGCCATGGTCAAAGAGCGTGGAGCCGGAGGACTCGTGCTGAACGAACTCGGCGAACCAGTCGCCACCAGCAACCGCACCACCGGGCAGCTCTACGACGAGAGCGCCGCATACGACCTGCTGGACTCGTTCCGCCAAATCTGGGGTCGAGCATAATGAGCAGAGCCACGGTGCGCCAAGCAATCGTGAACTACCTCAACGGCGCCAACGTAACCGGGCTCACCACGGTGTTCGGCTTCCCACCGAAGCTCACACCCGAGGGAGACTTCTACAACGGATCAGACCCGAACCACAAAAGCGGAGCCATCATCTACCTCTACCTAGAGCAAGAGCGAGAGAACCGCATTGCGTTCGGAGGCCCACACGACGGCCGCAAAATGGTCGAGTACACGTGGGTCATGGACTGCTACTTCCGAAGCACCACGCCAAAGAGCGAGGACGCCGGACAAGCCAACGAGGCATTCCTCGACAGCCTTGTCGCAGCCATCCGAGCTGATAGAAACGCCGGCGCCCCGGGAACCATCTTCCAATGGGGAGAGGGAACCCTACCCGGATCACCCGACATTGACGTAACTTCGTATTACCCACGCAACATCAACGGCGCAGCCAGCGTCACCCAAACCTACTCCCAGCTCCGAGTAATCGTGCTGGAGGAGATCGAGTCATAAGGAAACCACCATGGCACAATTCACCTACAACGGCGACGAGACACTCGTCTACCCAAACATCGTCTCAGACGGCGCTGTGCTTGTCGCAGAGCCCGGCAAGGCCTACGACCTAGACCAAGCACCTGACGAGCGTTGGAGTGGCGCACAAGCCCCTACAAAGGCTCCAGCCGCTGACCCAGCACCAACCGAAGCACCAACCGACCCAACCACAACCAACTAAGGAACCGACATGGCATTTTTAACAGCCAATAGTTATCTCGGACTAATCGCCGAAGCCACCCGAGGAACCCTCCCCGGATCAGGCACGCCGACTTACATTCCGATTCAGACTCCACAGATTACGCCGATGCAGACGTTCCTGCGTGACGAGGCGCTCCGTGGTTCACCAACGCTCGTATATGACAACGTACAAGGCGTACGACACGATGAAGTTGAATTCAAGACTTTCATCTACGCTGACACGTTCCCACTTCTGCTGACCGCAGTCCTCGGTGGAAACGACACCGTCACCGGCACCGGGCCATACACCCACGCCATCAAGTTGTACAACAACGCAGCCAACGGCTCACAGCCAAAGAGCTACTCGTTGCTCGACTTCGACGGCGCCAACTACTTCACCGTGACCGGCGCACAAGCCGACAGCCTGAACCTCACGTTCGGTGCTGAAGCCGCAGCCGACGCCACCATCAAGTTCTTTGGCAACCCATACACCAGCTACACGACAGCCCCGGCTCCGTTCACAAGCCTGAGCCTCTCGACCGAGCACATGGTGCCAGCGTGGGATACGACCATCACAGTCGGCGGAACCACGTTCACCTACATCGCCACCGGCGAACTCTTGCTCTCACGTAAGACCCAGCCGATTTTCACAATGGGAACTCAGGCGCCACACGTCAACTTCGCAGGCCCACTCGAGGTGACCGGTAAGTTCACAGCCGTCGTCGACTCGACCTCGGACTCATGGTCGACCGGATCCGGAGCAACCGCACTGACACGAAGCCCACAAGCCGTGGTGATTACGTTCTCAGACCCCAACGACGCAACCGGTGGAACCCAGCACTCAGTCAGCTTCACGATGACCTCAGCGCAGTTCCACAACGTCAAGCGCACTCGAGGAAAAGAGTACACAGAGGTAGAGGTCGAATTTACTGCGAACGCTGACACCACCGACGCAACCACCGGTTACAGCCCAATCGCAACGACTACCATTAACGGTACGTCAACCGCTTACCAGACCGGGTACTAAACCACTAAGAAAGGGTAACCATGCCAGCGATCGAACTGCCAAACGGCCAGTCGGCAATCATCAAGACCAAGGACGAAATCACCGAGCGAGAAGCTCGAGTCATCTCCCGGGCCTACATGAGAGCCGCCGGTTCGGCCGTCAAGTTGTCCAACCTCGGCTTCGACGAGACCAAGCCTGAAACATGGGCGGTCATGGCGGAGCTCTCCGATGAGGATCAGAACAATCTCGACGGCTACCAAGCAGCCCTCATCGCTGGCATGGTGAAATCATGGTCGTTCCCAACGCCACCGAGCCAAGAGAGCGCACTGGACTTGCCACGTGGCACGTTCACGTTGCTCGCCGACGCCTGTGGTGATGAGTACAACCGCACAGAGGAGTTCGGCCCCGACGGAGCGATCGACCCAAAAGCGCCTACCGCCGACTGAACCGGCTCGCAGAGGCACTCAAAGGTAGACAAGCAGAGGTCGACACCGAGCTGATGGACATGTACCGGGAGTACCGCTTCCGAAGCAAGTTCGGCGGATCACACAAAGACTTCCTAGACCAGCCGGTAATGACCACCGAATGGCTCGTACAAATCGACAACGTCGTCCAAGAGGTGACCAATGGCTGAGTGGATACAAACCGACGGCATCGACTCCGTCATCAACCGCATCCAGAGCCTCGTGGACAAGACCGACCTTGCCTCACGAACCATCGTGACCAAGTCGGCGGTGATTATTGCCGACGCAGCCAAGCGCAACTTCCGCCCACGCCCAGCTGGATCCGCACGCACCAACAAAAACACCGGAGAGCGGTATTACACTTCCGCCGGCGCATTCAGGGCTCAACCACCACGCCCAACGAACCGCACATACAACCTCCAAAGGTCAATCAGGATGCAAAGCGTGGAGCGACTTGGAGTCGGCGTCTGGCAATCCACGGCCGGGCCACAAGAGGGAATCAAGTACGCCGCAGCTGTTGAATTTGGAACACCTCGAAGCAGGCAATTCCCCTACATGCGCCCGGCGCTCGAGGAGACCATGCCACGCATCACGGAAATCTACAAAGAGGAATGGCGCAAGGCGCTCATCTAACAAGGACTAAACATGGCAGACGCAGGCTCAGTAATCGTTCGGCTCCTTGCCGACATCAGAGAATTCAAAGCCAAGATGGCGGAGGGTCAAGGACTCATCAAAGAGTTCGGTGCGTCCGCAGACACCATGGGAGCACGCCTCAACAGCGTTGCCCAAAAGGCTTCCACCGGGCTGATTCTGGGAATCGGCGGTGCGCTGGTCTACGGCGTCAAAAAGGCATACGACTTCCAAGAGTCGCTAGACAAGATTCAGAACCAGTCCGGCGCAACCAAGGCTGAGGTCGACCGCCTAAGCGGAGCGATCATAAACGTCTCAAATGTCACCGGCAAATCGACAACCGACGTTGCCAACTCGGCGCTGATTATTGAGCAAGCCGGAATCAGGGGATCCAAGGCAATCAAGCTCATGACCGACGCCTCCAAGGCGGCAGTGGTGACCGGCACCGACCTGACCGGAGTGACCAAGACCCTCATCGCAGTCCAAGCATTGCAGGTCGCCAAGGGCATGGACGTGACCAAGCTCACCGGCATCCTCGTCGCCGGATCCAAAGACTTCGTTGGAGGTCTGTCGGCAGAGGAGCAAATGCTGAAAGGCCGAGTAGGAGCCGCACTGGCAAACTACGGATACAGCCTCAAGAACATCATTGGCATCGGTGCTGAATTCTCCAAGGTCGGACTGCCAACCCGGTCAATCGTCTCGTTCGTCAACAGCATGAGCAACCTCGAAAAGGCGACCACGGACTCCAAGGGCAAACTCACGCCATACGCACTTGCGCTGAAGCAACTCGGCCTGAACCAGACCGAACTCGCCGCCATGTCTAAGCGTGGCGACATCGTCGGAATCCTCAAGGCAATCAACGAGCAAGCCATCAAGGGTGGGCAACCACTCAAGACCTACGTCGAAGCCGTGTTTGGTAAAGCCGGAGCGCCGTCGGCGTCTGCGCTGATTAAAAACCTAGACGCAGTTGCCAAAGTGCAAAAGGACATAAGTGGCGCAGGATCCCAATCGTTCGCTGCAATATTCTCCGACGTGTCAAAGCAACTCGGGCCACAGCTCACCATCCTCAAAAACCAACTAGGCAACACGCTGATGCAGGCAGGAAAAGCCATCCTCCCAACGGTCGCCACCATCGTGAAGTGGATAGGTGATTTCGCCAAAGCCATCAACGACCACCCACTACTCAAGGACACGCTCGGAGCCGGGCTGGCCGCAGCGTTCCTAGCCTCGGTCGCAATCAAAGCCAAGAGCGCATTCAAAGCGGTTGGTGATTTGTTCGGACTGGGTAAAAACACGCCACAGGTAATTGCAACAGGCGCCAACACTGACGCACTGATCGCCAACACCGACGCACTGCTTGGAAAGACCGGCACCAGCCTTGTCACCGACACCGCAGCAGCCGGTAACATGGCGGAGGGAAGTTGGAAATTTGGGCCTTACCTTACAGTTGCACTTGCCGCAGCTGGTCTAATGTATGCGGGATCCCACGGAAAATCGTGGGCTCAGATGACCCCACAACAGAAACTCCAATCTCGTTCACCCAACGCAATGTTCGGGCAAACTGGATGGCAAGGCACCACAAACACGGTTGTCATCAAGCACAAGAAAGGCTAACCAATGAGCGACCAAGCGTCATGGACAGGCCCACCAGTAAATCGAATCGAGATAGAGCTCGACTCCGGTGTGATCGGAGACAACCTCCTTTCGGATCCCAAATTCATTGACGCCGTGGCAAAGGCCGTCCGCAACCAACTGCTGAAAGACGCCCGAACCATGAAAACGCTATTCGCCCAATGGGGAGGACAGGTTAAGCAATGACGCAACTCGCTTCGCTTCCAACCCTCAGCGTCCAAATTGCGTTCAACCCGAGCAACCTGCAGAGCCTGACCCAGTCATGGACTGACGTGACCGCCTACGTCCAAGACTTCACCACCAGCTCTGGGCGCCAGCACTTTCTCGATCGCATCGAGTCGTCGACGTTGTCAGCCACACTTGACAACCGCACCGGCTACTTCCTCAATGGTACGACAAATGGTACCGGTTACGTAATCCGCACTCGGCTCCCAATCAAGGTGACTGCCACCACCGGAGGCATTACCTACCCGGTCTTCTTCGGACTGCTCGAAAGCGTCGAGGAGCGAAGCCCCGACGTGCTGAACCAAGACCTCCTCGTCCGGGCAACCGACAACACCAAATACCTTTCGCTGCTCTACATGAACCGACCAGCATTCTGGAAACAGTACGCAGTCTCAGCCAACGCTCTCTCGTGGTACCGGTGCGACGGCACCCAAGCCATGGCAGACCAAATCAACCACTACACCGGACAGGTGGCAGGTACGGTTCAGAACGTCCCGGGCGCCATCTACTACGACACCAACCAAGGCATCGACCTCACCAACGGAATCTCCGCCGGCACCAACGTTGCTTACCTGCAGCTCAACAACCCCAAGTCCACCGGATCCCTCACGACTCAGGTGAACGGCATCGACTTCTGGTTCGTGGGAGAGCAATCGCAAAGCCAATTCATCATCGGCTCGCTCTCAATCGGTTTCCAGTTCAACGTCTCGGCTCGTGGCACGCTGGCCTACACCGACGTGAGCGGAAACGTCCAAGACACCAACATCCAAATCGCCGACGGCAACTGGCACCACATTGGAATTGTCCAATGGACGCAAACCTTGGGTGGCGCCTACCCGACATACATATACGTCGACGGCCAATACTTCTCAGCCGGAACCCGATCACTCCCAATCGGATCAGGAACTAACGCACTGCAAATCGGAAACTACAACGCCGGACTGCTGGCGTGGCAACCAGCCAACTACTACGTCGACGAAAT